ACATTACATCTGGCTCTGCAATTAATCCTAATATTGTAGATGCTAAGGGTGACATCATTGCAGCCACTGCTGCTGATACAGTTGCCAGACTTGCTGTTGGTGCCAATGACACAGTACTTACTGCAGACAGTTCAACCGCTACTGGTTTGAAGTGGGCTGCAGTCGCTGCTGGTGCTGGTAATATGGCACAAATTGCAACTGGAACATTATCAGGTGCATCAACCCAAATAACTGGATTATCAACTTATACGGATATTTTAATTTTTGTCTATGGAACCACTAATAACACTGCTAATGGAAATGTTTATATGAGATTAAATTCAACAGCAACTAACCATAACACCTACGGAGCAAAAACCAATGGAACCGCTTTCTCTACTACTCAAGCCTCTAATGATTCAGATTTTTATTTATCTGGTGCAGGTTCAACTGATAGAACTTCAGTGAATAATGTTCATGTTGTTAAATTAACAAATTGTAAAAATGCTGGCTTTACGGATGTTGACATATATTCAACCTATCTCAGAGGCGGTGGTGGCCAAGCATTTGATGCTTTCAAAGGTATTTATACAAAAAGTGAAGCAATATCTACTATTGATTTAAGACAATCTGGCGGAACTTGGGCTGGCGGAACTTATTATGTTTGGGGTGCATAATGTTTAGAATAGAACATAATGTTGAAACAGGAGAAATTAAACAAATTAAATTATCTCCTGAAGAAATTAATGAGTTGGAAATTCAATATGCAGAAGCCAAGGCTAAAGCAGCAACAACGCAAGCCGAGGCAGAAGCCAAAGCGGCACAACGCCAAGCACTACTAAACCGTCTTGGTATCACAGAAGAAGAAGCAAGAATCCTACTAGGAGGTAACTAATGCCAATAACTAAAGCAACGGCTAGTTCGGTAGCACCAGCAGCCAAGGGAGACCTTGTTGTAGGTAGTGCCACTAATGATGCCGCAGTATTAGGAGTAGGAACTAATAATCAAGTACTTACTGCTGATAGTGCAGAGGCTACAGGACTTAAATGGGCTACTGCTTCAGGTGGTGGATTAACTCTAATTCAAGAACAAGTTGCAAGTGCTAATACAGGAATTGACTTTACTTCAATTAGTGGAAGTTACAAACAATTGGTTCTAATTTGGTCAGGTGTTTATCATTCATCTAATGGCGGTGGATTTGGCATAAGATTTAATTCTAGCAGTGCTAGTAATTATATTGATAGCGGATTATATGTAGACAATACTACTGCTGGTACAGAATGGTCTAATAATACTTTTTGTGGCGATGATGCTTTTGGCTTAAGGGCTAGCAATACTTCTCCCGCAAATGCGTCTCAAGGTTGGTTACAAATTGATAATTATGCATCTACAACTAGAGTTAAACCTTTTCTTTTAAGGTTTTCTTATTATGATGCACAAAGCACTGCTAAGAGAGCCTATGATTATAGTGGATTTTTTAATGATACAACTGCAATAACTTCAATTAATATTGTTAGGCGTAGCGGAACAGACACTATTACTAATCTTTCAAATACTTCTATTAGATTGTATGGGTTATCATAATGACTAAACTAATTGTAAACTGTGAAACAGGCGAAACTGTTGAGCGTGAACTTAATGCCGAAGAATTGGCTCAACAGGCTATTGATGAAGCAGCAGAACAAGCCAAACAAGCCGAAGCCGAAGCAAAGGCTGCTGCTAAAGCAGCCGTTCTAGCACAACTAGGTATTACAGAAGAGCAAGCAAAACTTTTACTTTCTTAATTAAGGAGCACTGTGGCTGGTCGTGATATAACCGAAGGTCGTGGAGATTCTAGTGGAAATGCTAGAGCCATTGCTTTTGACGTTGGTATTGTATCTAGTGGTGCAATATGGCAGAATACAGATATTGCATATGATGTAGCGGTAGGTGGAATTCCATTTATCTATGCTATTAGTGATGCACGTCCTTATGTTCGCCAAACTGCTCCATATCGTAAAGACCAATTTGATAATGGTGTAGAACCAGGTGAGCAATCACTTACTGGTTGGTGGATTCGTTCTCAATCGTCATTTCATAGTGGTGCAGGAATTAACTTTTATGACCCATCTGCTGGTGAAACAATACAGTATCGTTTTACAGATAGCAAAGGCGTTAATGTCTGGACTAAAGGTCAAGTAACTTTATTAAAAGATGTTGTTACTGGACACGTAACTACAGGTCCAGTTGAATCTAATGGTCGTGCATTTCAACAACTACGCTCTATTAAATGGGGCAACAATAATGGTGTGCTACTGCATGATGGATATGATGTAGATAAGATTGATACTGCTGGTACAGAAACTCACTTTATTGATTTTAATGCTGGTTCAGATGATAAAGTGTACGCAATCTGTGATGACGGTACAGATGCCTATTGGGTAACTAATGATACTGGTCCATCTGGAAAATTAGAAGTAAATAAAAAATCTTTAACCGGTAATGCTTCTACATCTGCAACTCCGCTGTTCACTGCTGCTGGTATTACAGTAACTAATGCAACTATGGAATACGTTAAAGACCGCATTGTTATGGCTGCTAATAATAAGATATACGAGTTCTCTACATCAGCATCTTCATTACCTGCCGCTGTATACACACACTCTGATTCAGATATTATCTTTACTTCTATTACAGCATCTGGTCCTGCTATTTATATTGCTGGATTTAGTGGTATACAATCGTTTATATTTAAATTTACCCTTAACACATCTGGTGTTATGCCAACCCTTACTACAGCCATTACTGCAGCAGAGATGCCAGTTGGCGAAAAGATTCATAAGATTTATTACTACTTAGGCTATATGATGATAGGGACAAACAAAGGAATCCGTGCAGCAGTTGTCTCTGACCAAGATGGCTCCATAAACTATGGTCCACTAATTGTGGAAACTACTCAGCCTTGCTATGACTTTGCTGCACGAGACAGATTTGTCTGGTGTGCAACTAGCGTGAATGGCGAGCCAGGAGTTATCCGTATTGACCTTGGTAATGAGATAGAACCACTACGCTTTGCTTATGCAAACGATTTATATTACTCAGGTGTATCAGGAGTAGAAACTACATCCTGTGCATTTTTAGGAGAAACAGATAGACTTGCATTCTGCACAGAAGCAGTTGACCAAAAATCTGTAACTAACAAGGAACGCACTGGCACTACTGCAACTATTACCTCTAATGCACACGGCTACGTTGCTGGAGATAAGATATATGTTATTGGTGTAGATGCAGCACTAGATGGTGATTTTACTATTACTTCAGTAACTACAAATACAATTTCTTATACAACTGCCACTTCTGGAACTATTGCATCCACTGCAGTGACTACTGGATTTGTTGGCAAACCTGGTTATTCATACCTAGAGGCAGCATCTACATTGATGTCTACTGGATATATAACCACAGGGTATATTAGATATGGAACATTAGAGCCTAAAAACTTTAAGCGTTTACTTGGTCGTGGAATGTTTACTAAAGGTTCTTTAACTATGGAAACTGTAGATAAAAATGGTGTTGAATATGACCATATTACATATGATGCAAATGTACCAGCAGTTGAGGTTGCAACTTCATCTCCTGAAACAGCACAAGAATATGTTGCCTATAAGTTTATTCTAAACAGAGATACTGACAATACTTTAGGCCCTATATTTAAAGGTTACCAGGCAAAGGCTACTATTGCTACACCACGTCAGCGAGTTATGAGATTTCCTGTTTACTGTTTTGACGTAGAAACAGATAGATACAATGCTCAAGTTGGTTATGAAGGTAGGGCTATGGCTCGAATTCTAGCACTTGAAGATGTTGAAGAATCTGGAGACGTTCTTACCTGGCAGGATATTACATCTGGCGAATCTCGCCAGGTGGTTATTGAACAAGTAAACTTCACTCGAATGACACCACCGGACAAGCGCTTTGATGGCTTTGGAGGAGTCGTAGATATTACGATTAGGACAGTATAATGACAGTAAATGATTGGGCTGCTTTAGCGGTAGCCATAACCACTTTATTAGGCGCACTAGCAGTTGGAGTACGTCACTTAGTTAAACACTATCTATCTGAACTTCGCCCCAATGGTGGCTCAAGTGTAAAAGACCAGGTTAATCGGCTAGAACAAAAAGTAGATACCTTATACACAATTTTGATACAGAAGTAGAAAGTAATGGGGATGAAGGCAGATAACTTTCCAAAGTGGTTTTACGATAACAATACAGTCAATGACTTTGAAGTGGGATTAACAGAGTTCAAAGGCAAAAAGAATCTTAAGTTCTTACAGATAGGCGTCTTTACTGGCAACGCATCTGTTTGGTTACTAGAGAATATTCTTACAGACCCAACATCATTACTTGTAGATATAGACCCTTGGTGTGGCAACCTACCTCACGAGTCAATCTATGACTGGGATGATATACAAGAAGCATATAAGGAACAAGTAAAGCCTTATGCTAAAAAGGTAGCATCACATAAAGCATTTAGTGGTGACTGGCTAAAAGAACACAGAGAAGTTAAGTTTGATTTTATTTATATTGACGGTGACCATCTACCGGAATCAGTTACATTAGATGCTGACCTATCTTGGGACTTATTAAAGCCTAAAGGTATTATGGCATTTGATGATTATGAATGGGACCATCCAGATGGTACAGACAAAAATCCAAAGCCGGCAATAGATGCTTGGTTGAACAAACATAAAGATGAAATAGAAATTATACGTAAAGGATGGCAAGTATGGATAAGGAAAAAGTAAATGACAACTGTTGCCAAGAGAGCCACACCTGCTGCAATTGCTGTTCTCCGTCAAGCGACGGCGTTAAGACCGAAGCGCAAGAAAGCCAGCGATGGTCTGCTACCATCTGCTGCTCATCTCAAACAGAGTCCTAACTCAGACCATAATACAGGTTATGCAGTAGACTTAACTCATGACCCAAAAAACGGTATTGACTGCTTTGAAATATATGATAAATTAAAAGAAGATAAACGAGTTAAGTATTTAATATTTACTGGTAAGATTTGGTCAGCCAAAAATGGAGAAGCCAGGTACACCGGAATAAATCAACATAATAAACATCTACATATTTCCATCAAAGATAACTGCGGTAACGATACGTCACCTTGGTTTCCTTGGCTGGGAAAAGTAACAACACTCAACAAGGTAAAGGCATCAGTAAAGCCACTACCAAAGAAGGAGAACAAATGAAGTTCAAGATTACAGAGCGTCAGAAGAAGGCTTTCAAGTCTTACTGCCGTGCAGTATTAGCATCAGCAATCACCCTTGGCCTAGCCTTGGCTGCTGATTTAGCCCCTCAATATGCCATTGCAATTGGTGCCGTATTTGGTCCATTGGCTAAATGGGCAGATAGTGCTGAAGAAGACTTTGGTAGAGGCGCCTAGAAATACCCCTAATTAGCCTTTAAAGGCCGTTTTAAGACACGAAAACCCCCCGACCCAGTAGAGATACTAGGAAGGGGGGTCTTTTGTCGTTTATTCTCGTGTTTTGCTAGTCTTCTAGGTCTTCCCATTCCTCCATTAGGAGTTCAATTTCTTTGCGATGTTTTCTTTGTCTGTGCTCATCCAATAGGGATGTGATTAGGTATACGGTTAGGGTTCCTAGAGTAGACCCATAAAATACTGCCCAAAATGTATTGTTGACGATTTCTGACATAGTACTCCTTAGATATATTATTATATATTATATTATAGACCCCTTCGGGGTCTTATTATATATTATATATATCAATTATACACCTACCAATAGATTTATGTGGTACCGATACTAATTCAACGGTTCCACACTAAATGTCTACTTTAGGTATAATTATCCTATGTCAATAAAACTAGAAGAATATACATTACCAGAACATATATCCTACAGTGCTTTTAGCACATATTTGACTTGTGGATATCAATATTATTTGGGTAGGTTACTTGAGAAGCAAGAGGAGCCGTCTATTTGGTCAGTAGGCGGTTCTGCTTTTCATTTAGCAACCGAAATGTATGATAGGGAAAACCTATGAGTCAATATCTGTGGGACCAAGCATGGGCTAAAGAATCTGAAGGTATAGATTTAACTAATGCTCGTGTCGGTGGCAAAGTTACCAAGATGTCACCTAACAAAGAAGATGCCAAATTTTGGCAAACTGCTGGACCTATGTGGGTTGAAGATTATATCAACTGGCGTAAGGCTAATCCTAATTGGAATATTTGGATTACTCCTGATGGAAGACCTGCAATAGAATTGGAACTAATGCCAGTAGTTGCTGGTGTTCCGATTAAGATGGTTATCGATAGAATTTTTGATGTTGATGGTCAATTAGTAATAGTTGATTTAAAGACATCAAAAAATACTCCTGCTAGTACTCTACAACTTGGCTTTTATAAAGTGGGATTAGAAGTTACTTTTGGTCAAGAAATTTATGAGCAAACTATTTGGGGTAATTATTACATGTCTCGTGCTAGCAACATTGTAGATATGGTTGACTTGTCGGAATACACGTACGACAAAATGGAGTTCCTAGTTGAAGGTTTTGACAAGGCTAGGAAAGCAGGTATTTTCTTGCCCAACACAAACTCTTGTCAGTACATGTGCGGACTCACCGCTCATTGTCAATTCTCTACAAAGAAAGAAGGATAAATGGCAGAAGATTGGAAGTTACAAGTATCATATAAGACTCCTGGTGGGGATATGATAAACATCAGAGCAAATACTGCTGATGAATTAAGCGTACTGTTAGAGGGCATTGGCGACTATGCTACTCAAATTGCAGCAGTACAAAAGTTGGTGGTGGGAGCAAGTAATACCGCCCCTTTATCGACGCCCAGTTCCACTACAAGCATAAAGCCTCCGCAGTCCTCAACTCCACCCCAGGCATCGGCTCCATCCGCTACATCAGCACCAACGTGCCAGCATGGAGCAAGGAAGTACAAGTCGGGAATCTCAAGCAAGACGGGGAATCCTTACGCAATGTGGGTGTGTCCAATGCCTCAGGGCGCGGACCAATGCAAGCCAGTAAATTAGTAGACGAACCATTTCCGTTTTAACAATTAGGTAGGGGCTAATAATGCGTACTTTAGTAAGGTCAGTAGGTAGAGCATCTATTGGAGGGGAACCCCTACCTTCTTGTTTTAAATCATTTGAAGCGTCCAAGATTATCATACGGCGTTCAGAAGTTTCTATGTTTGCTGGTGCTCCCGGTGCAGGTAAATCAACACTTGCATTAGCACTAGCATTGAAAACCAACGTTCCGACTCTTTACATCTCCGCTGATACCAATGCTCACACTATGGCTATGCGCCTAGCGTCAATGATATCTGGTAAAAATCAAACAGAGGTAGAACAGAAACTTAATACTGATGTTGGATGGACTAGAGCAGTCCTACAAAAAGGCAGTCATATAATCTGGTCATTTGAATCATCGCCAACCCTACAAGATATCGACGAAGAAGTTCAGGCGTTTGAAGAATTGTGGGGTTGTGCACCAACACTTATAATTTTAGATAACTTAATGGATGTAGCCACAGATGGTGGTGAAGAGTTCGCTTCTATGAGAGCGATAATGAAGGAGTTAAAGTATCTTGCTAGAGCCACCAATGCTGCGATTGTTGTATTACATCACACTTCTGAAGCAATTCCTGGGAATCCTTGTCAGCCAAGAAGCGCAATCCAAGGTAAGGTCTCTCAACTTCCTGCGCTCATATGTACACTCGGTACGGTGGGCACATCGCTTGGCGTGGCATCAGTCAAGAACCGCTACGGTAGAGCAGATGCTGGCGGAACGCTTATGACTTGGTTAGCATTTAACCCAGAGTACATGTATGTAGAAGATATACCGGAGAATTCATGACAACTAGAAAAAGCCACAAGGCTAGAGGAGCAAACTTTGAAACCGACTTACGAGATTATTTTAGACGAATTGGACTTGATAGTGAGAGACTTGCAAGAACAGGTGCTAGAGATGAAGGAGATATTGTCATCCGCTCAGACTTCTTTAGTTCAGTTGGAGTCATCGAAGCCAAGGCGCCAGGTCAATCAGGTCGCATTGACCTTTCTGGTTGGACCAAAGAGGCTCAGGTTGAAGCAACAAATTATGCGAAAGCAAGAGGAATTAAAAGGGAAGCAGTTCTTCCGGCGGTCATCATCAAAGCCAGAGGAAAATCAATAGCAGATTCTTATTTAGTACTAAGGTTAGGTGATGTCTTTAGTTGATGATTTACCAGATATAGTAGTGGTACTCAGACACTATGGTGCCAACTTTACTAGAACATCTGGACAAGTTAATATCAAGTGTCCGTTCCACGACGACACGCATAGTTCGGCAAGTTTTAATACAAAAGAAAATATCTTTAACTGTTTCGCTTGTGGTATGAATGGTAACAGTTTACAGATAATAGCAAAGCAGGAAAGGATTGACATTCGTGAAGCAAAATCATTTGCAGAGGGAATTGCTGGACTCGGCTACGGCCAAGTACGCGGCAAGCATCTTTCTGGCGGAAGATTACCTCGCAAGCAGGGGAATAACAAGGGAAGCAGCACGGCTGGCGCGATTAGGCGTAGTCGCAGAGCCTGATGTTGGACATGAAGCATTTCAAGGACGACTATCAATACCGTATATTACCAAGACTGGCGTTGTCGATTTGCGTTTTCGTTCTCTTAATCCTGCTGTTGAACCCAAGTATATGGGCATGACGGGTGCAGAAACTAAAATGTACAACGTATTAGATATAGAAAGAGCAGGAGATTATATTGGAATATGTGAAGGCGAAATTGACGCACTTACTCTTTCTAGCATGGTTGGAATTCCCTGTGTTGGCGTTCCTGGAGCAAACTCTTGGAAGAGACACTATACAAGATTACTTGCAGACTTCGAAAGAATCTTTGTCTTTGCCGATGGAGACCAGCCAGGAAAAGAATTTGCTACGTCCCTATCGAGGGAACTACCAGTCACTATCGTCCAGATGGAAGACGGCGAGGACATTAACAGCACTTATGTCAGACACGGAGCAAATTACATCAAAGAAAAAATGGGATTAAATGAAATTTAAAAAGATACCAAAGTGCAAACTATGTGGTCAACAGTTCGATAACATATTTGAAGCAACTGACCATTTACTAGATGACTCTGGTGAAGAACCATTTGACCCAAAGTTAATACTACCTAATGGGTATCAACTCATGATAGGTTCTCTGTTGAGATGCTTGTATAATTATGCAGACAAACCAGAAGACATTAAAGAAATTACCCAGTCAACATACGCTACTCTTTATGCCGCTGAAACTAACCCTGGTCAAATGAAACGCTTCATAGAAGATATGATAATCCATGAGCAAATGGCTTCTTTTGATAGAGATTTAATAGATTTATTAGATGAAGAAAACAAGTATAAGGAGGACGAAGATGAAAAATAACTCTACTTTTGAATATGAAGTAGGTCAAACATTCCAAGAACTATTGGATTTAATGCTATCTAAACATAAGGATTACGGACCTAAAAACATATCCGATTCACCAGGTGGTGCTATCAATGGATTAAGGGTTCGTATGCACGACAAGTTAGCACGTATAAATAATCTGTACGATTCAATAAGAGATATGGCGCCAGAGCATGAGTCTTTTGAGGATTCCTTCAAGGACATGGCAAACTATGCAATTATTGGATTGCTTGTATTGAGAGGACAGTGGGATAAATGATAGAGTTACTGTTTGCATTTCAATTACAACTAACAAGCCTACTGGCTTTAATAGCAGCACTATTGAGATAGGAATAACATGACTATAAGTAAATCTATATGGCAAGAAGGTATGACAAAGGCTGAAAAAGAACGTGACAACTTTGAAACGTTTAATAGCGACCATAATATAGAATTTTGGCAAGAAGGTATGGCATTCAGCCTGTGGCAAATTAATAATTCATTAGAAAAATTAATCAAAATAATCAAGGAGAAAGCGTGAAAATATTTGGACCATACAAAGGAAGTAAGCAAAATGGTGGTCGTCCAATTTACGTTATTAAGCGTAAGAAAAAAGACGGAACCACCGAAACTACATCTACAAATAAGGCGAGACACGATTACAAAAAGGCAACTGGCAAAAAGTTAAGACGTAATCAAGAAGTAGACCACATAGATGATGGTGGTCGTGAAGGTAGAGATGGGATAAAAAACCTACGAGTCCTATCTAAAAAGAAAAATGTAGGCTTAGAAAACAAGAGAAGAGCCAAAAAGAAATGAAGATTATAGTCTGCGTGTCGGATTTACAGGTTCCTTATCACGATAGAAAAGCAGTCTCTGTATTGTCTCGCTTCATTAAATCTTACAAGCCTGATGAAGTCGTATCAGTCGGAGATGAAATGGATATGCAGACTATTTCTAAATGGAGTAAGGGTACAGAATTAGAACACGAAAAATCTATTGGTCAAGATAGAGATGAAACTTATCGTGTGTTAGAATCATTAAAGATTAAACATATGATTCGTAGTAATCATACAGATAGATTGTTTAATACTATCAAAATGAGAGCACCTGGACTTGCTGGATTGCCGGAATTAGAGTTAAAAAACTTCCTAAAACTGGACAATTTAGGCATAAAATACCACGAAAAACCCTATGAATTAGCCCCAAATTGGCTACTTTTACACGGAGATGAAGGTAATGTCCAACCTACTGCTGGTGCTACTGCACTTGGTTTAGCAAAACGTGCAGGCATGAGTGTTGTCTGTGGACATACACATAGAATGGGTTTGACACATTACACCCAATCATATTTTGGTGGACATCCTAAAACTATTTGGGGATTAGAAGTTGGTTGTTTAATGGACTTCAAGTTTGCTAAATATATTCGTGGTGGATTATTTACCTGGCATAAAGGATTTGGTGTGCTATACGTAGATGGAAATAAAGTTATACCTCATCTTGTTCCAGTAAATATGGACGGTTCATTTGTATTTGATGGGAAGTTGTGGAAGTAATGGACTGGGAAAAGATAAAGAAGTGGGACTATATTGTAGTAGCGGTATCCGCAGAGTACCACAAAAAATATGATATGGTAGAACTAGAAGATATAAAACAATCTTTATATCAATGGTTTGTAGAACATCCTAATAAATTAACTGAATGGGAATCTATTGGTGAGAAGGATGCTAAGAATCTAATCTATCGTTCATTACGTAATGATGCATTGGATTATTGTCAAAGATGGAAAGCCAAGTCACTAGGCTATGAGACATCTGATGTATTTTATTATGAAGCAGATATGGTTGAAGCATTATTGCCAGCAGTAATTCGTGGTGAGTATGGAGTAAACCATAAGTTAAATTTAAGTGGACCTAGTAAACCACCAGCACCGGCTGAGGGTGGTAACTTAATGGTAATGATGATAGAAATAGATAAAGCGTACCGTAAACTTAGCACAGAGGATAGGACTGTGTTATTTTACAAGTACGCTGAATCTATGGATTATGGCGCAATTGCTTCCGAGATGAGCATTGGCAGCGAAGATGCTGTACGTATGCGCCATAACCGTGCTGTCAAGAAAATCGTAACCAGAGTTGGTGGCTTCAAACCTTGGCTAGACCAAGACTTTCCAGATAAAGAAGAAAGTGTCGACGATAATCTTGAGTCCGAAATTGTAGAGGAACAAAACGAAGATTGGAATAATGATGGGGCTGATGAAGATTAACTGCTTTTTAACCAAGTAGGATACCCCTGTTCTACCTGATTTTTATGTGCTTCACCAGCCTCATCAAACTTATCATTCTTTAATCTAACGTAGTTAATCAATTGCTCAGGGGTTATGAGATGCCCTTTAGATTGATTAGGTAACTGTTTATTCTCAATAGGTCTACCATAATCCATAACTACGTTCATTAAATGTTCCCTAGTAACTATGATTACATTTCCCTCAATTATAAATGCCCAATGGGTAGCCTTACTTACTGACAGTCCTGATGGTTCCCATTGACCACTTCCTTGATAGAAACATGACTCTTCAATAAAGAGATTACCTGTCTCTACCCAACGTCTATCTGTTTTAACTTCTATTGTATCCATTAGTAATAGGTCAGCAAGTTTAGACTCACCTGCCTCGCCATCACGTAAATCTATATCCCAGTCAGAATTTTTCATTACCAACTCCCATCTTTGCCTGAGTTCCATCCGCATTTATCACATTTCACCA